CTCAAACTGCGACTTATCACGATCGGTTGTATTTAATTGTAGCGTAAATGTCGGGTCAAAACTAGCCAAATTTAACTCTAAAATTCTTACTAAGCGGTTAAATGTTTCGGCTGAAACAGATTCACCCGAGGCAATAGGCAGACGTGTCGGTAATAATTTTGCCATTATCTCCTGCCATCTGGTCTAAGATCGAGCCTTGTAGCACCTAGACGCCAGCCTACTTCTGAATTACCAGCATCCCCATCATTAGATTCTAAACGCAAAACAGCTTGTCGGCCTCTGCCTCTAATGTGTGATTGTTGTGTCGTTGATGAAATTGTAGAAGTAGCTGCAGTGGATAAGCTGTCACCCGGAAAATTACGGACCTTAGTGACAATATTTAGATTGCCGCCATCAGAGTTGGACAAAAATTTAATATCAGGAATAATTTTGCGTAAGAAAGTAAATTGTTCGCCATCTCCTATATCAAAATCAGACGACTCTATAAACACCCCTGTCATCTCAGAACCGTCATCATTAAATCCTTTCTCATGTTCGTACAGTAAATTATTAGCAGTTGCCTGTGGGTATGGCTCGACCCCAGAATCCAACCAAGCATGACGTTCTAGTTGTCCATAATACCAAACACCCTCTTGATAGTTATATATCACATATCGGTCTATTTCTCTTGACGAGCTAGATGGATAGAACCAGCCCACTTCGTTTTGTTTTGTGTTAGTGAAAGCAAAAACCTTATACGCTTGTGATTGATTAAAGTCACTAAATACAAAATTTAAAACCGAACAAGGTATCTTATTTACCGTCCCATTATAAATATAAAAATTATCGTACGACATGAAATATATGCCTTGCGGTCCAGTTACTGCTGCTTTTGGTCCAATCAATCCTGTAGCTTGGTTTATCAAATTGATCGCAAAAGTAAAAGGCGGACCAACAAACTGCATACTGTAAACCGAGGTATCGGTAAATATTACAATCTCTTGTCTGGATTTAACCGCCCCTACTATTAACGACCCAGACGACAACCGTAAAGATCCTGCAGTATTATCTATTTTAGGCTCGAACTCTAACTCGTTCTCTTGATCTGAAAAAGCTACCAACATAGGGTCTACTGAGCCCGTACGTGCTGTTCCTGCCGTATTTATTGGATCTGCACCCAAAACCACTAAATGTCTGTCTATTTCGCTTGTGATAACCTGTAAAGCTTTTGTTGGCACTAGATTTGCACCAGTAACACCAGATAGTTCGACAGCTCTGGTACCCAAGCCATTATTTTCAACCCATCTGAATATTCCTGCAGAACGTGCATTTATTATTAAATTTTCACCAAAATTGTCATGTGACCAAACACGTAGTTGGTTAGTTGATTCTAAAGCAGCAGATGAGCCCCAAGTGCCATCACCCCAAGCATTTGCACCCCAACCAGTAGATGAAACATAATCATCCAGTCCTACGTTAATCTGATAAGTGCCAACAACACTTGACCCACCATTCCCGCTATCGGATGCGTTTGCAGTAACTGCAGAGCCTGAAGTGTCTTTAGCTGTAATTTTATAAGAGTTTGCATTTACTATACTGTCTATTTGATATTCTTGGTTTAAAACTGTGGCGGTTACGTTGCCACCTAAGGAGGCAGCGCCACTAAAAGTTACAAAATCATTTTTTACTGCGCCATGTGCAGTATCTGCTACTGTTATCTCGGAAGAACCGTTGGATGCACTAAAAGTTACATCACCTGCAGAGGTGGTCAATCTTATAGGTGTTATGTCGTTGAAATTTACACCTTCCTTTATGAAATATTTAAGTTGTGATCCTAAACCTAAATATTTTGCACCCTCTAAGGATATAAAATTGTGTAGGGCTCTTACGTTGCCTTGATAGGTAGATGTTGTAAGCTTTTCCCAACCACCAAATTTTTCAGGACGGCCTGATCTAAATCTTACTAGATTACAATCAAACCAACCACCCTCGTTGTCATAAGCGGTTCCTTCTCGATTGATGCCTGGTCTAAAAACATATTTTTGTATTGCCATTTCACACTAAATATTTATCCTCACGCATCATTTCAGCTAGCTCTATAGACCTGCCTTTTACTTGTTTGGCCCATTTGCTGTCTAGCATCTCTTCAGCCACTTTATCGTAGTTGCCGTCTTCTAAAGCTTTTAGCATATTAACAAAATTAAAAAGACGGTTGCCTAAGTTAAAGTACATATTTATTAAAACTATTTTTCTATTGTCTGACAAGTCATTATAACAAGGCACTTGATGCGATAATATCTTGATGCAATTTTTTATGTCATTTAATAACAGATAGTCTGCCTCATCTTGATCAATACCGCCTCCAAGTCTTTTGTCTACTAATCTGCCGTAGCCTATAGTAAGGTATTTTTCTGGTGTAGAATCCTCGTAAACATGTGAAACAAAACCCTCATGTTTTTTTAACATGTGTCTTGCTTTGCCCTCTATATTGTTTGATATATGGTCCATTATAATATCTTACCCTCCATAACTAGTGTTACAACGCTAACTAGCAAACCAACAAGCAAGATGATTATTGTACCTTGGCCCCTGCTTATCTTTTGGTCTAGGTCTTTAATATTTAAATCTATTTCATTAAATTTGTTGAAAGCCGTTTTCCAACGCTCAGACATTTCTTTTTGATGTACAGCTAGTTCTAGATGCACGTCTGCTGCTGTTTTTCTCGCCATTACTTTTTACTCTTCTTTTTCAAAGAACGCTCTAAAACTCTCGCTTGGCTTGCATGTGTTTTAGATGCTTTCTTCAAAGAACTAATTAATTTTCTTGTTTGTGCCCTAGTTAAATTAACCATTATTTTTTAAGTTTTGATTTTACCCATTCTACGTAGGACGGCTTATATCTATAAACTAAACCACCTACGATCACACATAAAACAATTATTCCTACTAAATATTCCATTATTTATCCTTTTTATTTTCTGAACTTACCTGTAAGTTCTTGTTATCTTTTTGCATTTTTTGCAACAAGTTTTCTCTTACTTTCGCTACAAAACCAATTTCTGAACCATCCCAACACCCTCTTTTACATGACATGTCTATTATGTTCAGCAAGGCAGATTGATATGATTTTTCGTCCATATAGAGTTTGATTATAGTTTATTCTTTGTAGTTTTTAAACCAGCTAGGCAAACCTAAAAAAGGTCTAGAATCATAAAGATTTTGCCCTTGATTGTCTTTGGTGTATTTGTTGTAATGTAAAAATACCTGGGCACAATTTTTTCCCTGAAACTTATCACGCCAATGCGTTAACTCACATCCGCTATATATGAGCATGTCGCTAGGTTCTAGCAGTATTTTTTCTTTTCTTTTCGTTTGTAAATATATAGGCCATATGTCGCCCCCTAAATTTAAAGTAGTAGATATTTCACAACTATCTCTATCTTTATGTTTTTTTAGTACATCACCTTTTTTGTAGATTCTTGCATAAGAATATGTGGGATATAGCTTAGTATTTGTCCTTTTTTCCATAACACCCTGTAGAGCTGACAAAATAGTGTCCAACATTACGTCACCATATATGCTGTAAGTATCAGGCACCTGTTTATCATTCCATATGCCGTAGTCTTGGTTGTAGATAGAAATGTATTTTGAGTCAAACAATTTTCTTGCTACTTGTCGTTTGTTAAGCAAATAGTTGTATAGAAGATTTGCAACTTCAGGTGATATTACGTTTTTTACAAGCTCAAATTTATTTATTTCAAATGTCATACGAATGGTTTTCCTATGTTCCAACAAACTAAAGAATGCCTTACGCCTTTTGTGACAGGAGTCACTCTGTGCCATACAAAAGAAGGGAAAACTATGATGCTGCCTTTTTTTCGTATCTCCTTACACACCCTAGGCTGAGAACCTTCCTCAGTGTCTCTAAAATCAAACTCTAAATTGCCACCTTCGTATTCATTTGGATTGGACAAAGAAAGGGTCATACTTAATTTTCGTATTTTGCCATACTCGTTTACGTTATCTGGATTATTGTACGGTTCTAGGTATGAGTCACAATGCCAGTCATAAAACTGATCTTTTTTATATTCTGTAAACTGACAAGCTTGCGACCAATCCCAGTGAAAATTCCAGCCCGAGTTGCGGTTTGCTATATTTATGTAAGGATGTATTTCTTTATATATCCAATTCTCTGACATCCATACAACATCTGATTTACGTTTTTTTTGTATATTTTTAAGTTTTTTTGCAGATAGTTTATGTCCGTTTTTTACGTTGCCAATTAAAGCGGTCTCCTTTTGCTGATCTATGCCATAAGCTACAATGTCGTCGCAAATTTTTTCTGGAATGGCTGACTCGAAGTACCAGTAATAATATTTTAAATTCAAGCTAAGAAACCCAGTTGTTTTCTTTCACGTATTTATACAAAGCACGCATATCCCACATACCAGAAGCAATGGTGTCACCAGCGTTTGCTTCTTTGATAATGACCACGCCAGAACCTCCAGCTCCTCCCGAGCCGTCGGGTTGGCTACTTGTATGTTGGCCACCACCGCCACCGCCACCAGTATTGGCTGAACCATCTTGAGCTGCTGCTGGGGGTCCTGCGCCGTTACCGCCACCCCCCGAGCCTCCAGAGCCACCTGCTGATTGGAAATGTCCTCCGCCGCCACCACCGCCGGCATAGGTAGTATCAGATCCTGAAACAGTAGACGGTGCTCCTGCGCCACCATTACCACCTGCTAAACTTCCAAAAGGGGGAGCTGTACCTGTGTTACTGTTAGAGCCTGTGCCTCCTGCTCCTCCGCCACCTGCTCCTGAACCTGCATTTGCTGGCGAAGTAATATTTGCAGAACCGCCATCGTTACCTTGAGACGGACTTACTGGTGGGGTGTTACCAGAGCCTCCGGATGCTGGGAATCCAGGCTCCCT